CTCTTTTTCTTTTTTGAGTTCTTTTGATTTTGAAAGAATCTCATCTCTTTTCCCTAAAAAGTTAAGAGCCACGCCTGAGATCTGTTTTTGTATAGCAAGTTATTTGATGACTACTCAATTTGATCTATCATATTATGATTTAGCTGATAATTGTGGCACTCAGGCTTTGATTACTCTTGGTGTTTCTAAAAAGCGCTTAGAGGTGTTCACTAAAATAGTGAAACTACATTTTTATTCCGATTTACTCGGATTCCATTCTTTACCTCAAAAGCAGTCAGCATGGACTGTGGAAGGTTTATCTATTGCAATTAAATATTTTAAGTTGCCAGTGGGAATTATTGTCAGAGAAGCAGGAGATAATTATCTCCTTTTTCCTGCTGGAAGAGTAAATAAATTTATTTTGCTGGATAATTATCATTATAGTGTGATTCAATTGGATATGAGACATTTGTTTAGTTGTAAGCAAATGTGCGACTATCATTTTTTGCACTATGGTTATGGTAAGAAAGACAGACAAGTTCGAAAGTATCAGATAGCTACCTCTAAGGTACCGCTATCGAAAGATACCAGAACTATTTGGAGAGCTGAATTACTTCCTAGTTACGGGTATAATTCGGACGATTTGAAAGATTCGAAGACCAGAGATTATAATAAGAAACATTATAAGAAGTTTCCAAAGAAATTCTCTTCTACAGCGTTTGATCAATTTTTACCTAAAAGAAAACGGGTATTTACTTATGGAGGTGCGCATGACTATGCCCAGTTTATACTGGACTTACTTGTGAGTTTTTCTACAATTAAAACTGTATCTGTTTTGGAAGTAGCTAGAGCTACCTACTTGTTCTTGCGAACAAGAGGGATTCAGCTCGCTGACTTTTATTTTTTATGTAAAGATTCTGCATTCTTTGTTTTGTTTAAGTTTGATTTCTTTTCCCGTTATGTAGATAAAGGAGAAGTTCTTATTACTGAGGAAGAACAGAGAAGTGATGATGGAGGACGAAAGTATGAAGATCAAGCTTTGAAGGATACTTATAAGATGCTTGTTACTATGAAAAATCTTAGTATGACTTATGATGAATTTTATGAGAAGTATACTAGTGGATCTCTTTCTCGAATTTGGGAAGGGGCTAATGAGTACATTGACGCGAGGAGAGAGGTTAGCGAGACTAGAAAGTCTGTGACGTCAGTTGTTGGAGGTGAGAATTTTACTTTTAGTAGTAAAGAGGAATTTGATATCTCTTTTTTGTCAAAATCGAAGGAGACGATGTTGTGGCCGTTTGTTTCGCAACTCCTTGTATCACTACTAGCTTGGCTTTTTCATCAGCAGCTAGTTGTGCGGTGAGTAGAGAAAAACTTAATTTGATTAACACTTGTGTTCTACAGTCTTGTAATAAGTTGGATGTATATGGCTTATTACAGTGGGCTATGGAGGCCTTAAAAAGTCACTTTCCGTTTGTTTCTTCTCATTTGCCAGCCTATCAAACAATGATTGACAAAGCTTATGCTAAGTCCCAATTTTTTAAAATTAAAAGCAGTGTGTCAGTGAATAATGTCGCTCTCAACTTTAAAGATTTCTTTCAAAGTGGGGAGAGTTATTATGACGCAATTGTAGAACTTTTGGATAAGTATCCAAAACATTTTACTTCTAAAGAATTGGTGGAGCTTAACAAGCTTAAAGCAGCAGCGTATTCATCCTTACAGAATGGTAAGCCAAGGATGCCCCCTTTCAGTGTAGGATTGATAGGAGGATCAGCTCAAGGTAAGACAACCTGTATACATCGTTTGAAAGCTGTGTTTGCAGCAGTCTACAAGAGACCTGGTGACGAGATCATAGATCTTGAAAAGTATAAGGAAGTGATGAGAGATAATACGAAGAACTACAAGATGTTTAATCTTAATGTTGCAGATCCTTATGTTTCAGGATACACGGATCAAGATATGATTGTATTTGACGATGCTGGAGCTACGAAGCCAGAGTTTGTGCAGAACCCCGAGTTGAGTTTTATTTTACAGGCCATTAATGGGATTAATACACCCACTTTACAGGCAGCGGTTGAGAATAAAGGAAATGTGTATTTTAAAAACACATCCTTTGTTATTACGTCTAATAATAAATTCTTTGGGTCTACCCAGACGATGACTTGTCCTCAAGCAGTGTTGAGACGGTTTAATCTTGTTGCAGAGGTACGGATGAATCCTAAAATTCGCAGTGATGATAAGATAGTTGATTGTTATGTGGTAACACCTTACAGAGTCAATATTTTGAGACATGATGATTTTTCTCAGGAAAATTGGGAGTATAGTCCTGTTCTTGGTTATGATCAGGATTCGAAGCCCAAAACATGCAGGTGGTCGGATTTTGAAAATCTGGTTTATAAAGAGGCGTTGGCTTTTAAGAGTAAACAAGAAGTGATTATGGAATCTCAGAAAGAGGTTATTTTTTGCAAAGAGTGTATGTCTACATTTTGCTATTGTGGTCATAGGAGTGATCACGATATTTTTAACCCTTTTTCTAATAATCATGATCCCAGTTTAAATCCTCTTCCTGATATTGGTGAAGGTGAAATGAAAAGTTCCGATCAAGAGATTAAGTGGGGTAGTTTCTCACCCACCCGAACTGTTTTTGAAACAGGTGATTGTAGTTGGCCTTCTCAGACTGACACGTTTTCTTCGACTTCTTCAGCGGATTTTTTGGGAGGTTTTGTTCTTTGTATGGCGGCTTTCTGGGTTTATCATTATACCAATAGGATTGTTAATCGAGTATTGGAAACAGTAGAAGCTGTTGATGTGGTAGCAGAGAGGATTACGACTTCAGTATCACAGCTCAGTAAATTTACCAATGCTTTCATACGTGTGGGTCAAAGTGTTGAACAACGTATAGAAGCACAAAGAATTTATTGGACTCAGAGGTATCATTATCTTAAGCAATCACTTCAGTTATCACGCAAAGCGAAGACTTTTTTGTTAGTCTTGATCGGTGGAGTAATTGGAATTATTGCAGGAGGTTTCATATATAAGAAATTTATTGAGCAACAGCTCACTAAGAATATTGTGTGTGAGAATGATCAGAAAACTACTGAGAATAATCAGAAACAAGAAAGCTTTTCTTCAAATGCGTTTTTCGAGAGTGTTCAGAGTAAAACTTCGACAAGGGATAGTAAACAGAAAATGATTTTTAACAATGTTTGGAGAGTTGAAATTTTTTCTCAGGATGGTTTACACAGATCGAGTGTGTCAATGCTTGCAATAGGAGGACGACATGCACTTATTGTAAATCATTTTATGAAAAAATTTTTACCTGGAATGAGAGTTATTCTTACGAAGTGCATTCCTGGGAAACCTGATGTGGTTATAAAAACATGGAGTTCTGAGTTTGAAGTACTAGATCGGTTTATGGAAAGTGATTTGGCATTAGTAGAAATCAAGACTTTGCCTTTATCAATGAAGATTACTGATTTTGTATCAAAAGAGATACCCAATGATTTGGAGATTTGGAGAGCTCCTAAAACTGGAGAAAGGTATATGATTAATCCTCTTCTAAACCATAGAAAAACAATGGAGGTTATACATACGGATCAGGCGGATCCACATTGTATAATATTTCATAGTGCAATTCCGATTGAGAGAGGTCATTGCGGTTCTCTTATAATCTGCGTTCAAACGCAGAATATAGTGGGAATGGTAGTAGGATCTTCTGATCAGGATAACACTTTTGGAATATTTGTGCCTATACCCCAAATTAGAATTAAACCGGAGATAATTGATATTCCGATTCCATTTCAAGTTGGGAATAAAGCAACGAAATTTAAAGAAGTTTGTTTGGATAACTTAAAATTTTCGTCGGTAGAATCTACGCTAGAAGTTATAGCGAGTGTAGAGAATTACCCCAGACCTTCTGCTACTAAAGTGAGACGGACGGCTTTAGATGAGAGTGTTGAGAAATTGATAGATCCTTTGGGAGATGTGTTTGGTGTGAGACATAAACCTACTCCAGAGTTGGATCCAGTTAATTTAGGGAATCATAAACCCCAGATGGGGAAAGCGGTTAAGAGAGCATTGGATGTCTTGGAGACTGTTGGAACGCCCTTTGACACGGAAGAACTAAGAAATGCGAGGATTCAGTATACTGTTAGAGTTGCTAAAGTATTGAAGAACTTTAAACCGGAAGAATTGAGAATACCCTGTCGCGTGTTAAGTTTCGATGAAGCTGTTCTTGGAGAGTTTCAAGGAAATAAAATTCCGGGAGTTAATTCAATGGTGTTGAATACAAGCGCAGGTTTTCCCCTTGGAGGATTGAAATCTGATTATATTGTAAGGAATGATGATTATGTGCAATATGACCCTGTTTTCTATGATGAATTACAGAGAAAATTCGACCAGCTTAAGAGAGGAGAGAGAATTCATTCGTTCAGTGTAGCGTGCTTGAAAGATGAGGTAGTTAAAAAATCTAAGATTAAATCTAGACTTTTTTACATAGTTGATCTTTATAACACGTTACTTGCACGGAGTATTTTTTCTCCTTTAATAAGCTTGTGTTCACAGTTTCCGTTTTTGACTGAGTGTGCACAAGGATTGAATAACCATTCCACGCAATGGGATGATATGTATAATTATTTGTCCGAGGTTGGGACGGAGTATTGTTTTGATGGAGATTATACAGATTATGATTTATCAATGCCTCGAGAGGTAATTCAGCAGACATTCGAATTTGTTTTTTGGTTTTTGGGTTGGTGTGGTTATAATGAACAGGATTTGCTTGTGGCTAAGACGTTCGCGCAAGAACTTATTGAGCCCAATGTGTTTTTAGGTCCAATCCTCTATAGATGGTTTAGAGGTTGGATCAGTGGAAATATATTAACTTTTATAGGTAATAGTATTTCAAACTCTATAATCGATAGAGCCACGTATAAAGCTCTTACGCAGAGAAATGACTTTGATCAGCAAGTAAGGACAGTGAAAGGCGGAGACGATGTTATAACCTCATATACAGGAGTTGATAGAAGGTATAACATGAACGCCATTATGTTTTTCTTAAAGGAAAAAGGTTTTATTTACACTAGCGCCATGAAAGATGGAGTGTGTTTAGAGTATAAAAACCTTGATCAGTGTCAGTTTTTTAAAAGAAATTTTGTACGTGAAGGAGATAAGATGTTGTCTCCCATCGATCCTAATTCCATAGTGAAAATGTTGATGTGGACTGATTCTGATAGATTGCATGAGCAATTGTTGGGATCAGTTGAATCGGCTTTGAGAGAAGCTTTTCATTATGGTCGCGAGTACTTCGATAGTTTCAGTAGAGAACTGGAATTAGTGTGTGCCCGTACGAGTATATTGCGCGGAGTTGATGGAGATTACGCACAATATATAAACGCATTTGGATATTTTGATTATGAGAGATATAATAATCAATTTAAGCGTTTGCCCTCAATTCAGAGAGATTATCCTTGTTTGGTTGACAATGAAGAAGCTTCCGATAGCGACTCTTCTGCAGGCTCTGGTTACGATACAGTTTTATCATCATGTTAACTGAAAGCGCTTTGTCTGTGTTTGTGAGAGGTTTTTACCTCTATGGTGTTTGTGCATACGTTAATGTGTGTGTGTGCAGTGAAAAATTTTACATTTCAAAAAATTTTAACAAAAATAAAAACACATCAGATATGACTACGACCTTTAATTTCGCACGAGATCCTTATATGAAAGATTTTTCTGGAGATATGAAGGAAGCGCCTGTTATGGACTCGGCCAAGTCAGATATAGCAGATTTTTTGCGAAGACCCGTTCGCATTTCTACTTTTACCTGGACTCCTGGCGCGTCCATTAATGGATCACTTGATCCTTGGGCTGCTTTCTTTACATCTACAGCTTTGTCTTATAAGATTCGGAATTATGCTAGAATTAGAGGC